AGAGATGCTGCTAAAGCCTCTAAGCTTGCCTCTAAATTATCCCTCCTTCCTAAGCCTTCTAAAATTAATAAATCCAAGGGCAAAAAAAAAGTTCTTTCTAATGATCCCTTTGTTAACCTTGTCGTAGATGCCGCAACATCTAATAATACTGATGTTTTAAATGAAACCCCAAATGACTCTCAACAAAATCTAGAGGTCTCTATTCTTAACCTTGCAGATGGTCGTCAATTCCTAATTGACGATCTACACAATATCTATCACTTTACCAACCATAATATGATCGGAAAATTTAATCCATCAGATTCATCTGTTACTATGTTCCCATAAATAGAAAAATACTGTTTTACCCTTGCCTATTTGTTTTCCCCCTTTATTTAAATTAATTAAAGCCCTTTTTTAATTCATCAGTGAAAAAATTGATTTTTTATTTATTATAATTAATATTTATAAACATATCAAAAATGGTTAAAAATACTACTGGAGGAACTGGGACTAAAAGTCTTGCTAGAAAACATCAACAATTTAAAAATACAAATAATAAATTACGTCTTCCCGAATGTGATTTAGAACAATTTGCATGTGTTACAAAAATGTTAGGTAATGGTATGTGTGAAGTTTTTACTAATACCAATATTAGATTAATAGCAAGAATCCGAAACGCATTTCGAGGAAAGAATAAAAGGCATAATATGGTAACTCCCTATTCTATTATATTGATAGGATTACATGAATGGGAAAAAATACCTAAAAATTGTGATTTATTGTTTATTTATGAACCTAATCATGTAGAAATAATAAAAAACAATCCTCAATATAACATAAATCATTTAGTTCAACTACAGTTATCAGGTAGTAATATTGTTTCGCATAATAATCACGCAGATATTGATTTCGTTGAAAAGGAACAAGATGATGTACAACCTCAACAAATACCTAATGACCCGCATTTTGAAGTAGCTGATAATATAGTAAACATTGATGATATCTAATAAAATAAAAATATAAAAAATATAAAAAAATAATATATACTGTGTTTTTTTCTTATAATAATATATATGCCAGCCACAATCTTATTTTCTAAAAATCCAGTAATTAATTTAAATAAAAATTTATTTCCCAAATTCAATACATCTAATATGTATAATTCATCCATGAAATCTGTATTTTCTAATAACACATCGGTTTATTATAAACCAGGTTCTCTATCTAGTGGTGTTGGAACTGTTAGAAATCATAGAAATAAATTAAAATTTACATAAAACCAGAAAAAATATAAAAAATTGATTAAAATGTATTAATTTAATCAATTAGCAAAAAATAAACCAATATAATATTTAACAATGCCACGCTGTGCGGGATGTTTTCCTATATTTCAAGCTAATCAGGAAGGACATATGGGTTATGGAGGTTGTTTAGAAGATATGACCATAGACCTATGTATGCCTGTTAATCTTGAACCAGTTTTTGATAAAATCGCAGAAGAATCAATTACGTCTAATGCAACAAGCAGTGAAACCTCTAGTTTTGTAACATCAACAGAAACCGATTGTTGCATTTGTTTTGAAACAATTGGAGAAAAAAATAATTGTATAACAGAATGCGGACATAAATTCTGTTTCAAATGTTTAGCAACAGCAATGACTCGAAGTAATACATGTCCATGCTGTCGTAAACCACTTATTGAAACAAATTACGAAGAAAGTGATTATGAATCTGAAGAAAACGATTATAATGACGATGATGACGGTGAGGATAATTCAGAACAGCACATAGAACCAAACAAGGATTATAAGGGAAATATTGAAGAAATTGCAGAAAGACTAGAAAAATCAGGAATTACTATGTTAGATATGGCATCACTCCTGTTTAACAAATTTAGTAAAATTAACGAAAAATATTCCAATGAATATGTTACAAAATTATGCAAAATTATAGATCAAATAAACGAAGATGCAGAACAAGAAAGTGTTGAGATAGAGCTAATGGGAAACGAAGATATTCGTCTTAAATACCCTCATGCCTATATTATTTACGAAAGAGCAATCACATTTGAAGAGGCTATGTCATGGGGAAACTGTGTTTGTGAAAATGAATGCATATGTTAAAAATATAGTTGTGCTTATAAATTGTAATCTAATACAAAGAGATATAATAAGACCTTATAAAAACAAATTTAAAAAAACTTAAACAATAAATAACACTTTATTATATATAAAAATGAAAATTCTATCGTTTTTTTTATTGGTTGCTGTGGCATCGGGTTCTTTAATTGACCGATTTGAGGACTGGATTCGTGAATTCAAGATTAAGTTTGAAACATACAAACATTACGATTCCATGTTAGAAAAGTGGATCGAAAATCATAAGTTTATTGAAGAAATTAACGCTAAAAATTTAACCTACAAACTAGGTCATAATCAATTTTCCGGAATGGATTCTGCTGAATTCAGAAGTTATTTAGGAGTATCCAAACTTTTGTTTGATGAAAACAAAAATACTGTTAAAAAAATGCATTTAAGAACAACATTAAAAGTGCCCAAAACAATTGACTGGGTTGAAATGGGCGCTGTAACTCCAGTAAAGGATCAAGGTCAATGCGGTTCATGCTGGTCATTTTCTACAACTGGTGCAATTGAAGGAGCTTATTTTATTAAGACTGGAAATTTAGAAAGTTTCTCTGAACAACAACTAGTAGATTGTGATAATCGTAAGAACGGCGGTAAAGATATGGGTTGCAAGGGAGGTCTTATGGATAATGCATTTGATTGGGTTTCAAAAAATGATGGGCTATGTACAGAAAAAGATTATCCGTACAATTCAGGAACTACACAAACATCTGGTTCTTGTCAAACAAAATGCACAGAGAAATTAGATAGTGATGTTGTTGATCATATTGATGTTCCTCCTAGTTCAGATGAAGAAATGATGAATGCACTATCTATGCAACCAGTATCAATTGCAATTGAAGCGGACCAAAAGGAATTTCAACTATATAAATCGGGCGTGTTTACAGGAACATGTGGTACAAATCTAGATCATGGTGTTTTAGCTGTTGGATATGGATCATTAGATGGACAAGATTATTATTTGGTAAAGAATTCTTGGAGCACATCATGGGGTGCATCTGGATACATTCTCTTGGGACGTGGACCACAATATAATAAGGGTGATGGACAATGTGGTATGTTATTACAAGCAAGCTTTCCTATATTATAAAAAACTATATTAATAATATATATAAATAAATATGTATATTATTTCTGGTCAAAACAAACATCTTATTTTGGTGTCATTTCTAGTGTATATATTTGTAAATGTTATTGAAAATCTAATACATTATAATATTGGAAAATTTAGTAATAAAAATGTAGATACTAACTTCGAAATGCCAACAAAAAAAGATTGGATTAAAATAATTATAGTAATGATTGTTTTTGCTTTATTACAAGGATTATTAACAGTATGGTTTCAAAACCACAAATAATATAGAACAATGATAAATTATAATGAAGATATTCTTACAAACAGTTTCAATAAATTTGTTTCGTTTTCTTTAATTGCTTTTGGGTTTTTTGTTTGTTTGTACATCTTACTGTATTGTTTAATTCCACTAGTAATAATAGAAATTAAACTATCAAAGTAAAGGTTTTTATTATGTTTGGGGGGCTTTTTTAAATAATAGTTTATTCCATCGCTAGCATCATAATTATGAAACGCTAATAGTAGGTCTACATATATCTCGTTATTCTCATACCTTCCTAATGCCCCATATCTATGTTTATAATTATTCGAATTATAGGTAAATAAATTTTTTATGTATTTAACACATGAATACAACCGTTTAATCGTCAATTTATTGTTTTTAAGTGCTGATAACCTTTTTTTAACATATTCGGTTGTATATATTGTCCGTAAGTAATTCACCCTTGTGTTTCTATCCACAAATTCTAAAATATAAACCTGAACATCATCTGGTAAAAGTTCTAGAATTTTTCCAAATTGCTTCAATGATTTTTTATATTGTCCTTCTTTTTGTATTTTTTCTAACTCATCAGTACTAAGGTTCTCTTTCTGTTTTAGTATTTGAATTTCCCGGAGTTTTTTCTCTAACTTTCGTTGCGTTGTCATTTTGTTCATTTGGTTCTTCTCAAAAGTTTGAATACTTTATTTTTCAATTTTTTAATAAAAAAGTGAGAAATATTCGCGTGAATAAGTTTATATTATTTGAACGCGTATTTTTTTCTTAACCTTATCTTCGTCTTCGAATAAATAAATTCTACACTGACAATTTGTAAAATTAGGCATATTGCAATGGGTATTGATACGCGATAATAGTTTTATTTTTTCCAAATAAATCATATAATTAATAGACCCATCGCTTTTCATTATTTTATCAAAAACCACACCATCGTGTTCACTATCCAGCAAATTAGGTTGATTATGTACTCTATTTAATAATTCACATTCTGTTTGTATTTTTCGAATTAACCTCATAGAAGTATTAATATAATCTAATTCATTCATCCATTTCTCAATAAATTTTACTGCGTCAACTGTTATATTCTTTACCAAACCTCTATTTTTTAATATCAATGTCTGATTTAATAGGTCAACGAGACGTCTTATAGGAGAAGTTATATGTATGTAAACATTTGATTCTCCATTAAACATCTTGCTACTAATCAATTGATGTTCAATAGTTACTTCTTCAGTATAAGGTATATAGTGACTTGAAGTATTATTCCATCCACGTATTACACGAAAAGTATCATCTGACATCCCGTTAACATTTTCATTTAAAATAGAATCAATATATACAACTGAACGAAATATTCCAATTTTATTAGAAGACATATAAGAACCAGTAAATAAATTCATATGGACCATCCAATGTGCAACAATATCATGACTATTGCGTATTGAATTATCCATTAAATAAGAAACATCAAATAATCTTTGATAAGCAACATCATTTGTAATCATTTTTGAATCTTCATATACGTAATTTTTACTAACGTTTATTAAAACACTTGCATAACTAATTGGATTATCAGACAATAAATTACCACAACTATCTATCATAATATCCATAGCTAATGCAAACCTAGGTTTATTTTGTTGTAAGCTACAGAGAGCATCTGACAAAACCGTAGGTAGCATTGGCCGTCGTCTATCTGGTAAATAAATTGTAGCAACTCTTTGACTAAAAGAATTCCATAACCCTAATGCTTCTAACCAAAGAAATACATTAGCTATATAAATAGAAACTCTCCAATTATCACCGACAGCTTCAATGCCGAAACCATCATCATAATCCAAACTATTAAGGGGGTCAATAGTAAAAACGTACTTATCCCGACGATCTTCTATAACATAGTTTGGATTCTGCATAATTTGTTGAACAAATTCATCAGTTGACTTTTTATTAAGAACACTACGAGCTTTATTTGTAAATTCAGTAATTGATATATGCAGGCTATTTGAATATAGTTGATATTCATAAAAATGTTCCAATACATCCACATCCCCAATTGTTTCTGTAATAATACCATGTGGGTGTTTATCGTCCCAATTATCAAATCGAAAAACAACATATTTATTTTTCTGTACTTTTGAAAACCCCGTTTTAACTTCATAGGGTATTAAGAAAACCGGTAAATATTTATCATCAGGAATACATTTATACAATAGACGCTTTTTATTTGTGGTTCTCCCAAATGTTTTATTGTTTTCTAAAACTAGAATGCCAGCAATAGATTGAAAATTTCGAACATAAGAATGTATTTTACGAATAGTAGGTTCTCTATTTATATCGGAAACTTCAAACACGTCTCTACTAAAAATTTTTTGTTCAGCTGGCTGAATAGTTTTAAGGATAGGACATTCATCAACTGTAATGGGAGTATTCGTATCATTATGAGCAAAGGACCATGTATTATATGTCCGATCACGAACATAAATCTTTACTATTTTTGTAGTCATTCTTTTTGTAATATGTTTGGTTAATATATTACAAAACTTGTTTATAATTCAATTTTTCTATTTACAAAAAAATGATTTAGAATTTCGAAAAATAATTTAAAATTATCAATATATATTAATTTAATGGGAAATTTTTTTTCAGATTGTTGTAAGGAAGATAAAATAGAGAATCAACCAGA